GATATAGAGGTCGTATTCGTAGCAGGATATGGCGACGCGGCGAGCGACGTACCGGACGGGGTAAAGGCGGCGATTAAGTTACTCGCTTCTAATTGGTTTGAGAATAGGGAAAGCAACGCACCGATCAACCTGCAACCAGTACCGATGGCGCTGGAATCCCTTACATGGCAATACAGAGATGGGTCGCTGGCATGATAGCCGGACAACTACGGCACAGGGTCACAGTTCAAAGCGTAGGGTCTACGGTGGACGACTACGGCGACTTATCGAACAGCTGGTCCACAGATGCGAGCGTTTGGGCGAGTATAGAGCCGGCTAGCGGCTCAGAGCAGGATATAGCTGGCGAGTTAAGCGGCGTAGTTACCCATAAGATCAAAATTAGATACCGTTCGGGTGTCACGTCAAACAGCCGGCTAGTATTCGATAGCCGTACTTTTGAGATTGAGAGTGTACGCAACTGGCAAGAACGGAATGTATACCTCGAGCTTTTATGTAAAGAGGTGACAACATGAGCGTTAGATTAGAAGTCGACAAAACCTCTTTCAGTATCGTAAATAAGCGACTTAAAAAGTTAGGATATAAGGTTCGGCAGAATGTAATGAGAAAGGGAATGCGGCGATTTACTGCCGTTATTCGCAACCGCGCGAGAGAGTTAGCTCCCGTCCGCACCGGCAACCTCAAGAAATCGATCACTAGCAAAACAAGCAGCCGGGCCAAAACGGGTATGATCATTGGCCGTGTATTCATTAGCCGCAAACGTGGCGTACATTACGGACATATCCAAGAGTATGGCTCATTCGTAAGACAGCAACCGGCGCGCCGATTCATGTCGAGAGCTTTTGAGGAGTTTAACGACGAGGATTTGTTCGGCCACTTTGTCGCCGGCGCGCTCTATGAAGAATTGCAGAAGATGGGGCTGAAGAAATGAGTTTAGAGAAAGCAGTTCGGCAAGTATTGACAGACGACGCTACCGTCTCCAGTTTGGTCAGCTCGAGAGTATACCCACAGCGCCGGCCAACCGGTTCAGCATTGCCGGCGATTGTCTACCAGAATGTATACAGCCACCAGCGCGAGTGCATAGAATCACAGGCAGGGCTACGCCGTACCAGGTTCAGTGTTGACGTGATCGATGAAACATACGGCGATACCAAAACTTTGCGCGATGCAGTAGAGAGCGCGCTAGTCAATTATACCGGCACGCTGCAAAGCGAAACAATCCACAGTTTGCGGCTAGAGTCAGCAGTAGACATCGACGAAGAAAACACGCCAGCGGGACAATTTGGGGTATTTCGTACAATACTCGATTTTGTTATTTGGCATAATTAAGGGGAGCCAATAATGGCCATTACTACAAACGGGGCGACATTTACATATAACAGCGAGGTTATCGGAGAACTAGTATCAATCTCTGGACCTTCAATATCGGTCGCTACAATAGATACAACCACGCTAGACGATGTACACAGGACGTTCGTAGGTGGAACGATCGACGGCGGCGAAATCAGCATTGAAGTGTTGATTGACCCAATGGGGACCGACGCGCAGAAGTTTGAAGATGAGTGGGACGCTACAGCAACAGCAGCCCCAACAGCTAAAACTTGTGTGATAACATTCCCAGGCGCAGCAACAGCGGCAACGTACACGTTCAGCGCACTTATGACGAGCTACGACTTAGATATGCCGATGGATGATTCCATTAAGGCAAGTATCACGCTCAAAGTTAGTGGCGCGGTCACGATCGCGTAATGCTAAGTAGAGATGCAATCCTATCAAGCGACGATTTGCCAAGAGAGCGCGTTGACGTTCCAGAGTGGGGCGGTGATGTATACGTACGCACCCTCACAGGTACAGAGCGTGATTCTTTTGAACAGTCGATGCAGGGCAAAAAAGACAAGATCAACCTCGATAATGTTCGCGCCCGGTTTGCTGTTTTGACAATTTGCGACGAAGCAGGGACTAGGATCTTCAATGCTGCCGATGCTGCCAAACTGGGCAGCAAATCAGCCGCCGCACTGGATCGAGTATTCGCGGTAGCGCAACGGCTCAACGGCTTCAGTAACGAAGATACCGAGGAACTAGCGGGAAACTAAAGCGCCGTCCCGAACGGCGCTTCTACTTCCAGTTAGCTCTTGAACTTGGTATGACGGTTCGAGAACTTTTAAGCCGTATTGATTCGCATGAGTTGGCGGAATGGATGGCGTACTACTCGTTAGACCCATTCGGGACGGCAAGGGCTGATCTAAGCGCCGGCATTATCGCGGCAACGGTAGCGAACGCGAACAAGGGCAAGAAGGGCAGACCATTCCAGCCGGCCGATTTTATGCCGTACACAGAAAAAATAGAACAGACAGAGAGCGACATGATACAGATACTTAATTCGATGGTGAAGAAGGGGAACTAATGGCAACAGTTGGAAATCTGTTTATCAACGTTAAAGCGAGGACCGCCTCATTTCGTAAGAAGATGTCCGGAGTATCGAAAACGGTTAAGAAGCTGGCTCTCGGCTTTGGCAAGATTGCAAAGAAGGTCGCACTATTCGGCGCGGCTCTCGGTGCGCTTGCGCTTGTTGCTATTGTCGCATTGACTAAGAAGGGCCTCGCGGCCGTTGATTCAATAACGAAGCTGGCGAGATCGCTGGGCACCACGACCGAGGCCATCTCTGCAATGCAACACGCGGCGGTGATAGGCGGCGTTGACATAGAGAAGATGGACAAGGCCGTCGGCAAGATGTTCAAGAACGTAGGCGAAGCGAAGATGCTCGGCACTGGCGACGCAATCGAAGTGTTTAGGTCGCTCGGGCTGGACATCGACGCAATCGCTGGAATGCAAGCCGACGAGATGTTTGGCACTATTGCGGACAGTATAAACAAGCTCGGCACAGCTGGCGAACGAGCGGCGGCGGCTAATAAGATATTCGGGAGAACTGGTGTAGATCTTCTAAACGTAATCAAGGACGGATCTCAGGGCATGGCGGATATGAGAAAAGAAGCCGAGATGCTAGGCCTCACATTCACCGACAAAATGGGTAACCAAGTAGAACAAGCCAACGACGCATGGGCAAGGATTGGCGCTATATGGCGAGGACTATCTAACCAGCTCGCGGTCCACTTTGCCCCCATCTTGATCGAGATAGCCAACCGCATACGGGACTTTGTAGTTGACGCCGGCGGCATGGGACAGGTGGCCGAGTGGATTGTTACGGCATTTTTCAACGTCGGCGCTGCTGTGCTTGATGTTGTTCGGACCATGAAGATTGGGTGGTTTGGTTTTAAGGCGGCTGTCCTGCAAGTGTTCGCCGATGTAGTGCTGATTGTTGCGGGAGCCATCCATTCAATACAGGTACTTTACAGGGACCTTATGGTTGCAAGTTTACAAGCTGCCGGCTTTGTCGGTAAATCTTTTAAATGGATGGGAAAGAAAGCCGCCGGCTGGGCTGAAGATCTGGAAGCCGATGCTATTGCATCGTGGCTCAACACGGCGGCGAATGTTAGCGGCAATCTCGGCACCATCTTTACAGCGATGGGCAATGTCGAGTGGGACACAACCGCAAAAAGCGATTTTGTGAAAACAATGGAAGATTTGGGCATATCCGTCGGCGAACAGGCAGCAGATTCGGCACAGGATCTACTTAACGAGCTTGCAAAGGGCTGGCATATCGACAAAGTGCCAGATTTTATCAAAAACTTAAAAGAAACATTTGCCGGTGAGGGGTTTGAGTTTACAAGCGGCGGCCCATTAGAGCTCCAAACACCAGACATGCGCGGCGCAGTTGATTCACTACAAACGGCTATTGGCTCTTTCAAAGTTGAAGGCGACCACCAGGCGAGAGTATTAGATAGGACCCTCAAGGTCGACGAGCAACATCTAAGCACGTCTAAGCAGATACTCGCGGCCATTAGGACCGACGGAAGCGGGGCGTTGACGTGAGTACAGTTGTATCAGAGGTAGCCGGCAGTAGAACAATCAACAAGGACGCGCATGGCAAACTAACAGGTGATAGAACTTGGATTGTCTACGATAGCGACGGGCTGGCTCTTACAGGTGAGGACGTGATTGCCGCAACGGGCATTCCGCGAGTGGGCCAGAGTCATCCAGATTTTTCGGATATGTTCGCTTCTTCTTGGCGCTTGAGCTTGTCGCAGGACAGACCGCACGCTTGGAATGTTACGTGGCAGTACAGCAGTACAATCTGGGAAGGTGGCGAGGAATCACTACCAGATGGAGTCACTGGCTACAATATGAGCGTAGGCGTTAGTATTCTCGACGTATGGCGGAGTGGTCCATCGATGCCGGCATCGATAAGCACGCCATCAGCCACAACCGACATCAGTGGAACGCACGTATCCGAGGGCGGTCTACCGATATCTCTAGCATCACCCATAGCAACAATCAATATCCGCCAGCGGGTAACGGGTTTGTTTACAGGTGGCGCGTACGTCAACAATGTAGCTCGTCGCAATTCGGGATGGTGGCAAGGATTCGCGCCTGGCTCGCTGTTATTTACAGGCCTAAACGTCAACCATACCCGCGACGATATCAACGAAATCGACTACACGCTGGCTTGGGATGCGTGGTATCACCTTCGACAAGTGCCCGAGCGCGATACCCAGGGAAATCCAGTAATCGACGCGGACGCGAATCCGGAACTAGAGGTATTTTGGAAGCAGCCATTTAGACAGACGGTGAGCTTCAGCTTCTTACCCATGTAATTATGCCAGATTATCCGATTATATCTAAGGGACTAGGAAAGCTTACGCCGGGCGTATGGGCGCGGCTTATGCGGATGCTGCAATCATACGAGAGCAGCAGCCCAAGAGATGAACGAGCGGCGAAACGGCCAGCGACTTCGACCTACTTTCTTGCGGAGATTACAAAGGCCAAAGTGTACGCTGTCCAGGACGACAATGATTGCGCCGATACGTCGTACGGCAAGGCGTACAAGTTCATATATGCTTGGAGAGAGGTGCAGATAGACGGCCAAGACGCGTACACAGCAACCTACACAGAGGGAGTGTGCAAGACGTCGACGGTGGGTGTGGATGAGTTTTACTATCCGGCACTTAACGCGCTTGAGATACGTAACGTATGTGACTACGCAACGGGTATACATATAAGCGGCGGCGCGTATCTAGCGACGTTCTACCCGCTGCCTTTTGGCGGGGCAACTAGCACTAATTTAGATGATTTGAGTGATGACGATGAGGTGGAACTACGCCACGATCTGATTACGGTCGTTCATGCAATGGCCGACGAGGAAGGGACTATGCGCTACGTATTCGCTCACATGATGCAACACGACGGCGGGTGTGAAACATGAGCTTTATATTTCGAGTGCCGCCGGCATGCGCAGACGATCCCACAGACGGCGAATGTGATGGCCCAACGCTGTACGTTTGCGGTCGCTGCGGTTTGAACAATTACGACACATGCGAGAAGGATTGCCACATTTCCGATCCCAACCCGGAGTATCCTCTCGCGTGCCCACCATGCTACACAATAAGTGAAATTACAGTGCCAGCAATATCATTCACTGGGGTAGACAGCTGCGGGGATTTTACCCTAGCCGGCGGTACAACCTCACTATTGCATGACGCGACGGGCTTGCTATGCTTACCCTGGACCGATTGCCCAGGTGATAGCGGGGTGTGCTCGAAGCATAGAAGCTGCACATGGGGCGGATTCAAAGATGCGACGGCGATACCGATACCATGCGTGAACGATGACGAGTATTGCGGCGGTGAGGACAATCTTGTTTTCGATGGCTCGCTATGCGCTTACCGACCATCCTACGTCGGGACATACTCAACCAGTGGTCAAATTGGATGCTATGGTCCGGGCGGCGGAGCATGTACCACGCATGACACAATTACAGCAATGGGCGTATGGGCGAGTATATCAGTGATCGCCGCGCAAGTAAACCAGGGCCCAGATATCCTATGGGGCAGAAAAACGCAGGTCCACGTTTATTTATGCCCTTACCTTGAGCAGTTTGATTGCTATACCAATTACGCTCTCGGCTATGGAGCCGGCGGCTCGGATGAGTGGATGTTTACAGGAACGAGCGACTTCATACGTGGATGTGGCTGTCCCACAATACCAGATGCAGAGTGTGGAGATGCGATACTATGCTCGGCGGATCCGTCGGCAACTTTTGAGATACCATCATTACACCATTCCCGTCAATGCGTGGGGTGTGACGAGGGCGATGTGCCAGCGGCGTACACATGCGCGGGTGATAACATTGGCGAAATATCTATTAAGCTCGGCAATGGCGTACATCCATGCGGCTATGATGGCAGCGGCGGCTAGGCCCATGACGGATATACAACAGCAAGCACGCGAACAAGTGGATCAGTGGATCAAAAATAACCATGAGCTGCCCGAAATTATTGCATATATTCCAACACCATACGGCGACAATGTGGCGATGTGGCAATACATACGCGAGGTCGAGCGTTTGGCCGGCGAAGCATGTATACATTGGAACAACTGCGACTATGCTCGGGGCGGATGCTGCGAGATCATGGACAACCAGAGAATAAAGTATCGCTATTGTCACGACCGATGCCAAGAGCGAACATATCGAGCGAGAGGCGTAGGCGATACGGTTAAGAAGATTATCAATACAATAACGCTTGGCAAACTGAAGCCAAAAAAGGGTTGCGGATGTAACAAGCGACGCAAAAAACTGAACAAGATTTTACCATACGACAAAAAGAAGGGCGGCAACGATGGCAACTAGGACATGGGATGGAAGCGTAGACGGAGATTGGGCTACGGCCGGTAATTGGGTCGAGAATGTTATCCCGGTTAGCGGTGACGAGGTGTATATTGTGAGTGGCGCAGTAGACATCGACGCGAGCGATCAATCAGCTGTAGATTTAGACCTGTTAGTAGTGGGGTCTCAGTATACCGGCAGCATCGGCACCGCTGCTTCACCCTTACAAATCGGCGCGACCGTCTTTGACTTTGCTGGCATGGGCAGCGTGAACCATTTTTCCGGTGCGCTCGATACGGTGACGGTGCAGAACACAGGTACATCGGCGACGGCTCTCTGGTTGTCAGAGAGTACGATAGACACGCTGCGCATATTAGGCGGGAACGGGACTATTACGATAGACGATGGTAGCACCCTTACGAGTAAGGTCGAGCAGATTGGCGCGACAGCATGCACGACAGACATAGACAGCGATACTACATTCGGCGGATCTTGCGAGCTTGTCATCGATGATGGCGTACTCGAACTGAATAAGGCATGCCCAACAATTACAACTTTTGGCGGCAGTTTGAAAGTGACGGTAGATGGAACAGTTACGACCCTCAACATGTACGACGGGCTGGTACGGTGGACACCATCGGAAGATTGCACAATTACTACCCTCACCGTCTACGGCGGGAAGTTCGATTCGTCAGAATCCACAGCTCCAAGCTTTACAGTTACAAATACCACACTTTTTGACGGGATTATTGACGAGCGGAGCGGCTTGCTTAATGCAACGTGGACCAACAGCGTTGTAATGGAAGGTGGCCAGGTGTATTACGATATCAATAGGAAGGTAGCGATCTTCTAATGTCAACATCTACCACGATATACCCGTCGGCAGATGCCAACCTACGAGAGAACTTAGCCGATACAAATTACAGCGGCAATGTAGCAATGAGAGCCGGCGATTATACGACCTATCGGCGTCATGCCGTGTTTATGTTCGATGTATCTGCAATCACAGCTACAGCCGACATAGTTAGCGCAACAATCTCATTTACTTATTCAGGCGGCTCTGGTACGCCGCGAAATATGAAGCTCGCGCGGCTTAACCAGGATTTTGTGGAATCAGAGGTGACGTGGAACGAAGCAAGCGACGGCGTGGCATGGACCGGTGGCGCTGGTGGTGAGGGCAACGGCGAGTTTACTCAGCCCGTGTACGATATAAGCGTAGGGTTTGGATTATCTGGAGCAACTGCCGACATACGCGATCTGGTTCAAGATGCTATTGCTCGGCGTGAAGGCGAGTTATGGCTTATATTGTGCTTTGACCCAGACGATACGAGTACAGCCGGCGCGAGAAGTTATATCTACCCAATCGAGGATGCGACAGAAGCAAACCGGCCAGCGCTCGAGGTAGTGGTTGCGAATCGGATCGAATGGGTTGGCAACATAGACGGGGACGTTGAAAACTATCGCAACTGGGCCGGCTTAACGGCTCCAACTGCTACTGATATCGCACTGTTTACAAATGCCGCGAGTGTCACAACGGGTACTTTAACGTGCTGGCGCTGCATAATCGGCCGAACTTATCGAGGCGACTACGCCACAATTGCCGATGCTAAGAGGGTAGAAATTGGAGATTCAATGTACCTCGCCAGTCCATACTCGACCGTCAACGTGGAAGTAAACAGCGCCGCTTCCAACACAGCCGAATTGTACGTCGCTGATACTTCATCGGTTGCAGGTACGGCGAGCTTCACAGGCAAGTACAACGCTCATCTAATCCGCACTAGGCAAGACGTATCTCTTGCGACTTCGGAGTGTAGCCGGATCGATGCGCATG